TCTGATACCAGTTGTTCAACAACATCTTTATCCATACGACCGTAGTCAACCGAATAACCGTAAACTCTAATACCAAGATCAGACCATCTAACTCTACCACCACCACGAATTCTCCATTCCTTTAGTTCTGGATCAATTCCTCTGAATCTATTTGCAACATCTTCGTGGAACTCTCCTGGCCCTGAACGAAATACAAACTCACCGTCTTTTTCCAAGATTACGCATTTGCGAACCGCATCTTTTTCTATAATAACTTTTTCCATAATACAAATATATTAATAAATTTAAAATCAGACAACCGGTATTTATTCTAATTCTTTCGTTCAAAGTAAAAAACCACAGGATTTTGTTTGACTTCAATAAGTCCGTAATCACGAGCTAATCTGAAATTAGGAGTATCTCTCTCCATTCTATCGATAGAGTTTTCGACTATGGTTCTAAACATCTCTAAACTGAATGTTGATTTCCATTTATTACAACGAGAACAGGATGGATTTAAATTGTCCATCTCATCTGTTCCTCGTTCAACACCCCAAGCCTCAAGTGTCTCAACTTTATCATTACGATATAATGGTTTTATGTGATCCACTTGCATCTGTTTGAATGTTATTTCAATTCCACAATAAGCGCAATGACCTGAACACTTATCATAAACTTCTTGTCTGTTGATTTTCATTATATTATTAATTTAGATATTTCCAAATAAAACCTCCAGATGTTTTTTGTCTATTTGATAGGCAATCTTTAATTCCTTTTATATTTGTTTTTCTCATTGCCTCGCTTATACTTGGAAAAATTTGGATAATCTCATTAGTTAATTTGTCAATTTGTATAATTTCCTTTTTTGGTGTTCCAGCATTTGCGGGTCTATTTTTGTAAAAAAAACTTTTTTCACCAGAAATATCTGGACGTTTTTTACCTTTTTTAGATTCAGAAATTTTAGGTTGTTTTTTTCCTGTTTTATTCTTTATTATTTTTTCCCTAACCCCCTCAATATTGTTTGGGTTGTTTGTTAACATTCTTTGTCTTAACTTTTCCTTGTACTCATCACTATGTATTTTTTTACCTAACATGGATGTTTTTATTTTATTTTTAGTTTCTTCAGATAAATAACCACTTTTAGTGTCTGTTTTGGTTTTTATTAAATTCAACCCTTCCTCTAAAACGTTATAGTAATCTTGCCAATACCTCTCTCGATCATTCAAGTTTTCCAACAAACATTCTTCAATAATTTCAAATTTGTGACTATCAATACCATATTTTTTTAGTGAATTCAGTAATTTTGTTTGAGATGGGCAATTTAATTTAATATATTTTTTAAACCTTTCTTCAATATTAACACTTTGTCCAATATAGACTTTATTTTTTGGGTTGGTAATTTTGTATATTCCTATCATACCCATAAATATCACGAAAGAACGTTTGGTAAATAAAGTAGTGTCGGATTCTTTTTTTGAATACTAATTTCCGGATATTTTTCAGAAAAGGTTTTAACATCAAATCTAGCAGTTATTAAATGGTATCCATTTTTAGTTGGGATTACCATTTCAACCTTTGGACCTTCAGGTCTGAGGCTGGTTATAAATTGTGTCACTTCAGTAACAGCGTGATAATCGGTCGTATCGATATCGACAATCCAGCGTTTCTCTTGTGTTTTAACTTGTCCCACAACAGAATCAAATAAACCTTGTTGTTTATGATTACCGTCTTGTATTCTTTTAGCAAGATCAACCATCATATTCAATGACACGTCCGTATGATTTTGTTTTTGGACGTGGATATAAGCACGAGCCTTAAACATCTCACAAAGTTGTTTAATCTCATCGTATCTACGATCCAAATGTTCAATGGACTCAATACAATATGATTTAATTGTTCTAACTGACTGGTGATTATCTCTTTCCCCCTCAGGTTGGTCCTTCTTACGTTTAAGAACGTAAAGCATATAAAAGTCACCCTTATTTTCGAAGTTGAGTAATTTTTTTATTTGTTCTATATTATCAATCTTGTTCGTCATCTTTGTGTTTATCTAAAAAGTATCTCTCAAAGGTTGTTATGTTAGGAAGTCCAACTTCCGATATTCTATCCAACACATCGTCAATACTTAAATTTTCAACTAAATATTTATCTAACTTTTCAATCAGCGTAATAGGTAATAAATCAATATTTTCTAAAAGTAAGTGAGTTTCATCTTCCACCTCAAACGGAACATTGTATTTAACTAATACCTCATCGATTTTATTTTTTAACTTATCATCAAGAAAAAAACAATCCCAAGAATCAGTGTCTGTTCCACCAGTGTCATTAACACCTTTCAAGGTTAACTGAATCGCCCATTTGGATTCTTGATCATTCATTTTATCCCATATCATTACTCCTAATTCATCTGAAGAAAAGGGGTATGCGTATTTTATAATCTTGTATTTTGATAAATCAATCATTCTTTATATTGTTTCGTGATCAACGGAGGTGATTTTTGCCTGATAGTTTTTTAACAACATTTCTTTTGTTTCACAATACTCACCCTTAACTATTAAAGAAAAAACCACCTCAATGTCTTCTTTTATAAACTTTTGGGTCAATGGATTATTCGCCCACACTAAAGTTTGTGGGCACAATGGGTAAAGTACAATATGTCCGTCATTATCATACTTAACAAACCATTCACCAAGTGATTTTACTAGTTTACCATTCATTCCGCAAGTTTTATCAATTTATCAATTTATCACGTTTAATAGTTAATGTAAGATCCAATGAAGATCTTATACCCCACATTAATCTAGTATCAACTTTGTTACGAGACATTTGTTTACCAAAATTAACTATTAACATTTTAGCTGCTAATGTTTGTTGATATGTCTCACAAGAATCAATTACCTTTTCAATCCATTTTACAACGTCTCCGTAATGTCTACTTCTATTTTCCATAATCAATCATTAAATAAGTTTTCTAAATAATTACACATTTCACCAAGGGGATGTGCTTGCCCTTCAACAAAACCTAAGCTAGTCAAGAAGTTATCACTTTCTTTCTTATACATCTCAAACATACGACTACCTGTCATCTTTGAGTATTGTACGTTCGCAATACGATCACACAACTTAACGAACACCGCACCTGGCGTATTTCTAATACCTTCGTAGTATTTGTCGTTTGCTCGTTCTTTACGGTTCTTACCTTTCTCGTTGGTAACTGCGTAAATGATGTCGGCAGCATCTTGACCCAAATGATTCTTCACATCATTGTATGAAACACGAGTGTCCTCAATTAGGTCGTGACCCCAAGTTGCAATAAGTACTGATCCTCTAAATGAAGTTTCCCCATCATTTCTATCCGGCACAAAATTAATAAATTCCTGTGCAACATTTGAAACCATTCTCAAGTGAAATTCATACGGAAGATACGTATCATATTGATGATTCGTACTTTTGTGTTGTTCTAAAATCCAATCTATCTTACTCATATCACAAATATAATAAAACATTTTTAAATAAAAAACCCACCTTATTGGGGTGGGTATTAATATTATATAATATTGGTTAAATCAGATTCGGTTAGTTTGATAATTTTCATTAGATCAATCCTTTTATTTCACTTTTTACTTTACCAAGTTCATTAAATTTAAATTCTTTACCAAATTTACTACCAACCTTTTTAACGGTTATTCCATCTTTTCGGAACATAACTTGTCCAACGTGTTTTCCATCACAATGAATTTCAAAATCGTTACCAACTTGTTTTACTTTACAATCGTGTGATTTAATAAAGTTTTTAATTGTTTCTTGAAATCTATCGAGTTTAACGTCAACATCCTTTTCCTTAACTCCTTTATCTGTTTTACCTTCTTGGATAACTCTTTGTACGATTCTAATTAAATCGGATTCTGTAAGTTTTACAATCTTTTTCATAATGATAAATATATGTTAACTACCATATATTCTCCATTATATGAGAATTAACATATAAAAAAACCCCACCTTATTGGGGTGGGGTTGGTTTAATTATTTAACAATAATCATATTTGTATTTGAGATTGGTAATCTCATCACGGGGATTACACCTAAGGATTCTGTATCCATTTTCTGCATTACCTCGTAAAAACCTAACTCAGAACATTTAACGGTTGGGACATTATCAAAAGATTCCACAACATCTCCTGTGTGTCTATAATTACTTAGTACTTTAACCGTTTTTAAGGTTGTATTAAAAATTAATGTTTGCATATTATTTTTTATTTAAGTTTAAAAACATTCCACTATTACCTGCCATTGTTGTTGGCAATTTCCCGTCCCAAGCTTGTGCTTTCAAATACTCAATATACATTGGTGTAATTTGATTTTGTTTAATCTTAATTGCTTGTGCCGCGGCGTAAGCGTTAATGATTAATTCCGCAGAGTCAGCTCTAGCTACAGCAACTTTACGTTTACCTTCAGCAATCGCAGTTAATGCTTGTTGTTCCGATGCTTCCGCTTGTTGGATCGCCTTTGTTTTAGCGATAATTGATTCTTGTAATGCTTCAGGTGGTGTGATGTTTGTACGTAATTGTGATACGTTGAACCATTTAGATAATCGAACGTTACATTCAGCGACGATAGATGCTTCAAATGCTTGTCTGTGTCCAAAGATACTATCAACCTCCCAAGTGTTTGCCACGTCATTCACCGCTCCGATAATTGCGTTTTTCAACCATCCTTGCTCTACTTGTTTCACATCCAATCGTAAATTCACGAACATATCCCCAATATTTGCCTCTTTCAAAGAGTAGTTAAATGTTGGTTTAATGGTTGCAGGGAATCCACCTTTTGTGATTACTTGTTGGTCATCATACTCAATGTGTTGTTGGAACGTTGGGAACTCTAACATCTGTTCTGTCCAAGTATTATAAACTACCCACCCTGTTTTGTATTGGTAATTTGTAACACCACGTTGAGATCCTACCAAACTAACTTTTAAACCTTTGTATCCACTATCTACTTTTTCAAGGGCAAATGGTTGAACCATCGATAAAATTAAACCTAAAACGAAAACACCAATAGGCTTGATTAACCAACTCGCTTGAAATGTCTCTCTGGTATCATTCCATCGATCTGTTTCAACTTTAAACATACTTCCTCGTGTTTTTAATGCGATGAGGATTGCCGCAATTAAACCTGTAATAAAAATTAATGTACTAATCATCTTTTTTTTCTTTTAAATTGTTATAAATAAATTTGTAAATGAGTTTAAACATATAATATGTGCTAACCAAAACTCCTAATGTCGACACAATTTGTAATTCGATCGATACTTCCCTACTTAAGATAAACTCAGTGTATAAGTTTACAACGTAAAGATGTATTATAACTAGTATGGTGACTCCCCACCCTCCTAATTTAATTTTATTAAACATACTACTTCATATTTTATTTATTGGTTATTACTTGTGAGATACAAATTTAATCATTTTTTCAATTACTATCAAATGGAATTTGTTCTAATTTTAATCCCACCATTGAGCCAGCCTTTCCTCCAAAACTCGGAAAAGAAGTTTATTTGCTTTATTATGGTTATGGTAAGACACCAATAAACATAAACGTTTTTTATCAACTTGTTCTCCATTCTTTTTGATAACATCACGAACTGAAGAAGGATACTTATTTAAGTATTCATCAAATCTTTCACCCGTTATTTCAATCTCAATAGATTTTAGATCTGGTTTATTTGGTACATCTTCAAAACTAATATTAGTGTCCCAATAATCCATACATTCTAATTGATAATGTTCTTCCATAACTCTTTCAAGTAAGTTAAGAGCCAAAGTCATATAACGATTATCTCTATCAATATCCATATGTCTATTGGCATTGACAAGTTCCTTTCTTTGGAACTCGATTTTCTTTTGTAATATTTTTAGGATAAAGTTACCGTCCCAATCTCTATCGTGGTAAATAGTTGGCATCCATTTAAAAATGTTTTTTACACCGGTAAGAAAGTATTTTATTCTCCAATGTAATCTACTAAATAAAGTATTTCTACTCCAAGCAGAATCTTCAGGTATCGGTAATTGTTTATATGTTTTCATTTATTTAATTTAAAAATTTTAAATGGAGGTTTAATTCTTACTTCACTCCCATCACTATTAAAATAATATGCAGTGTCCCCATCAAACGATATGGTATCGGTATACCAAATGGCATCGTGCATTGGGTTTATACCTGAGGTTGGGACATAGACCTTTCCTCTGATTTCGTATTTGTATTTTTTACCAGCACAAGATACCAATAAAAGAGAAATAAAAAGTAATTTTTTCATATTATGTTTTTTTATTATGGTAATAGATCGTCACCGGCTAACCAATCATCGTATCTTACAGGTTCAATTTCATTATATTCCGGCAACGGATATTCAAAAAGGGGGTCATAATAGGGTGAAAATTCAGTAGTGGTAACGTCCCAACTTGGTGTCATTCTAATCAGTCTACCCCTTTCACCAACTAAATTGGCTTCATTAAACACCGCCTGTTGTTCAATCTCTTTACCATTACGATATTTTTTAATCATTTTTGGTAATTTAAGAGTTCCCAATTTATACAATAAATTAATATTCACCAATTGGATTCTTGCGACGTGTGAGAATGTTAAAGAAGGTTCATTATTAAATCTTGCTCGTTCTTGGACGTTTATTAATTCATTATTTCTGTATTGATATTCCACCGTAATTCTATCATCACCATCGACGGATCCCTTTCTTATTGAGAATATTAAACATTCAGGTCTTTCAGTGTAAGTTCTCACGCAGTTTCTTTGGTGTTGGGACTCTTTTTCGTAATCATTTGTTTTACGGAGTAACACCGGATAATATGTTTCATTTTCATACTCAATTGGGGTTTCTAACGAATCAACATCACCATAGAATCTTTCAACCTCACCTTTTTTATATGAATCAATTAATCGACTGAATTCCTCGTGTTCCTCATTAAATTCCGCTTCAGAGTTAAATTTAAATCTTACTTTTTCACCCAATTTCTCAAGTTCACTCTTAAATGCTATGTGTTCATATAGGGTATCAAAATGTCTATCATCCCACAGAAAACCTATTTTAACAATTCTCTCTTTTTCTTTTTTTGTTAAAACATTTCCCAATACATTAATAAGATTTTTTTGTTGTTCCTTTGAGGTTGAGTACCAATATCTACCACATCTTTCTTCATCATAGTGAACAGAAACCGGCACCTCTTCATCGTAATTAGGAACCGGAATTAGATCTTCTATGTTTTGATTTGGGTATGATCTACCCACTCTATATCGTTCATCAAATAATTCATCCGGAAGTTGGTTAAAACTATCGATCCCTAACATAGTATACATCATAAACATTCTATCGAAAGCAACCCATTCAATCTCGTTGAGGATCTTTTTAACTTTGGATCCTTTGAGATTCATCTTACTCATCATCGCATCAACAAGATTCATATTGTGTTTACGCAATTCAACCCTTGAGAAAAATGTTCCTCCGAACTTCTTCCAATTATTAGGTACTTTAACACCATTTACCAAATAGGTGGTTAGGGTATAGAAATTTCTAATATTATCAGTTTTAAAGTCTTGGGCATTAGTTATACCCAATCTATCCCAAATTTTTTCAAAAAAACTAAAGAAGTAAAAGTCAGGTTTAATATCTTTATCAATACCTAAACTACTATACAATCCATAAATTGCCTCATTAGTAGGGTTTATTTTCATAGTTCTACTAATAATTTTTTTCTGTTTGGTAGAAAAGACCCCCGAATAAAATAATTTTGTTTTGAAGTTGAATGTGAGGTACCTTGTTGTTTTTCTTACCCTAAAGTATTTTTTCCCAACTCTTCTGTCTCTAGTTTGGTATTGATACTTAATAGAGATTTTATTTTCACACTCCTCAATAAAAACTCTTTGTCTTTCAAAATGAACCGCAGAAAGTACATTACCATAATGTTTAATAAAGTCCTCCTCAGTTAACAATAATGAGTCAGAATAAAACCTTTCTTTATTATCAGATAAGGCGTAATCGTCAGTGTTATATGTTCTAACGCCCGATAAATTTTTATTAACAGGACAATAGTTGAGGAAAGTCTTTATTCTATACGACTTCTTCTCAACAAACTTACTGAATGTTTTACCTTCAACTACTAACATACCACAAAAATAAAAAAATCCCCCAACTTAATCAAATCGGGGGATACATTTTTTCTAAAATCTTATTCATTTTGTTTTAATACTAAGACACCTTGTCTATGTAAGTGTCCTAGTATAATCCAATAAATTATTTAAAGTGGTAAATCTTTGTCTTCCTTATTCTTATCTCTGAGATCTTGGATGTATTGGATCGTTATCCCATTTGCAATTAATTCTTGTCTGTTATTCCAAATCTTGAATAACGCAAACATCAAAGGACCATAAACCATAAACACAAATGAAATGTAATCTAACATTAATAAAATAACCTCAACAATAACAAACAAACTCATTATTAAGTTTAGATTTAGAAGGACAATATTCTTTTCCAATATTTCAATAATCATTTGATTATATTCGTATTCGGTTATATTTTCATCATTCATTTTCTGTATCATAGAACATCCTATCGCTATCCTCAGTATGCCACTTATCAAACCCCTCACAATTATAATAATCCTTGTTTACCAAATAGTCAGGTTTTTCGGGGAATGGTTTGGTTACAAAACTTGGTTCAGACCATTTTATTCTATTATTTGGTTGTAACGCAATTTGTCCGTTATCAAGTAAAATAATATGATGACTCTTATGTTCTAATGGATCTTCAGCCAATGATAGGTCCGTATTCATATCGTTTGAACCCCAGTTGATTGTACCATAATAACTTCCTGAATAAAACTTCTTATCTTTCATAAAGACCTCAACTTTTGTATCGTATAGGTACGATAAATGTAACAAGGTGAAGTTATATGAGAAACAATTCCAAATCTGTAAGTAGTGGAATGGTAAATCATCTTTAGGGATCTCAGGTTCGTGTAATAGAGCGTGACTTGGTAATTTATCCCTTAGTACCCCATTTTCTAACAACACTTGGAATAAAGCCGCTTGACCTGGCATACACCTAACAGATATAATAACACCTGGTGTTAGATCACCCTGACCTTTCTTATGTTGATACATATATTCGTTTCGAACCCACACCTTAAGTGGGAAAAAATTGTGCTCTATATAAGCCATTATAAACTATATTTATAAACTCCATCTTCTAAAGTCACATCCATCAAACCTTCGTTTTCAAGAATTTTTTCAATTTGTTCTGAAGTAAATTTTATGTGTTCAGGTTCCATAAAGATCTTAAACGATTTTGTTGAAGATAATTTAGACTGCGTTAATAAATTTAAGACCGTCTCATTCTCGCATTCAACAATTGATGGGTATTGCCCATTTACCGTAACAATTGCTTTATCCCCTATCTCAATATCATTTAATGATACGACATATGGTTTTTCTTCAATCATTATTAATTTAACTTTCTGTGTCATTTTCTTTTTTTATATAAGTATGATTATGATTCCAATTTCCGCACTGATCACAAGGTTCGTAGTCCCTTGAATTTTCAGTATCGTATTCGAACTCATCCCCTTTATCGATAATTATGTTGGCAATATCAGTCCAATCATTCATACCTAGTTTATGTTTTAAGGATTTTAATTTATCCAATAATTTGTCTTGTAGGTCACTAATCATTTCAGGATTTCTATTGTCATATTCGTGGATGAATAAAGATTCATCATCCACATATACATCAACACCAAAACAATTTTCACTTAATGTTATTTTTTTCACAACCCAAATTTATACGTTACATTTATATCTTCGATATACCTCTTAAGGTTAACTATAGATTTCTCAAAATCAACTCTTGGTGTCTCACCAAATCTTACGGATTCTTCTTCATCTTTAATTAACTGACGACAACTAGAATATATTTCTTTTACAATATTATGTAAGATCTCTTCCTTATCGTATTGTTTATTTATTTTAACATCCAAAACATCACCTTCCAATTCTCGACAATACTCTATTAACTCCATTACTTCTGGTTCGTCCATCAGATGTTTATTATTCTTGAATATTTGATTTATGTTCTTCATAGTGTTTATCACATAATGTTGTATGCCAACCTATATTTGTTCTTAATTCTCCCTTTTCTCCACAGGTCTCACAAGTTTCATAACTTAGTTTCTCCGCAACCCATATTCTTTTATGAACATCATTTGATGCCGAATTAATATAAAATCTTAATCCACCAAACTTTTCCTTCACCTGACAAGTTTGTTTATCCCACCCTAATTCTATTAGATCGGTTATAAGGTCCTTAATTAAAGGATACCATCCATCACCAACACTAAAGAATCTGGAGTCCTTAATTGGTTCCCTATCAGTATAATATCCGTTTTCCAACCCCCCAATGGATTCCAAAAACTCATTCATTTCTTTATCTGTCATATAATTTTAATTTAAAGCTCCCAAATTGATTTTCGTTTCTTCTTTGGGAACTTAAGTGATAACCATAAAGTGACCTTTTGGATCATTCTTTTAATCCCCATTAGTTAAAAAATTAATAATCTTTTCTTTAACGCCACATTGTTTAATACCTTCACTTGATTTTGGGGTTAAAACGAAATTACTAATTGCCCAAGCATCTTTCCAAGGTTCACCATTCTTACCCATATTAAGATCGTCAACTGAAACCCAGTGTGTAACCTTAGGATGATCGTGTAGGTATTGTTGAATCTCAACGGTTCGTGTTTGTTCTAACTCCCATTGTGGTGACCATATAAATAAATCACTATGAACAGTACAATTCTGAATGTTTGGAGTTAATGCGATTGGTCGTTTGATGATACCTTGACTTTCGTAGTAGTCACCAAGTTCTTCAAGTGTTGCGTGTAGTTTCCAATCTGAACTTACAACAATTTCACATCCTGTTTCTTCGATAATCTCATTCAATAACTTAATTGCCTTCTTATCGAAATCATCAAAACGATACTCAACAGGAGCTTCCTTTAAATTTGGTGATGAATCAGGATTCGCTGAACGATATTTCGCCCATTTTTTCTTTCGTCCACCCCAATTATTAGAGAGACAAATTACACCATCGTTATCTAAGAAGAGTACTTTCATTTTCTTATGTGTTTGCCGTGTTTTCCAATTAATCCTATTACCATTATAAGTAATATGAATCCTACAAAATTAATCATAATTTAAATGTATTCAAAATTTTATTAATAAAAAAGGGGAAGTAGCGAATTTCCCCTTTAATTGTTGCCATAACGACAACGGTCCTAAAAGCCCACCCTCAAGGAGTGGGGTATTTTTAGTTTCTTATAACTTTTTCAGTTGATCCGTCACTATATCGGATGATATGTAATTCACCTGATTCAGGTTTACATTCTCTACCTAACATATCTGTGATTTTAACGATTGTCTTCCCATATTGAGTTAACTCTTCAATTTCTGCAAATCCTATACTCTCAGTTTGATTGATAACAATAGTTTTATAATCCATTGATTTAGTATAACAATACACAACTAATTGGAAGTTATAACATCCTGTTGAGTCGATCATTGGGTAGTTCACCATATATGTTTGGTATGTACCTGTTGTATCAATAACATACCACACACATAAAATACTGTCTAAACCACTATTAATAAGACCATTTATTGTCATATATGCTGTGTCGATTGTGTTAAAATTTATATTACAATCTTCTATGGTTGTGGTGAAATTACCAATTGGACTATTACAAGTACCTGTTGAATTTAACACTAAAGTATCTCCGAAATTGGTTGATTGTGTTACGATTGAATCACATAATGTTGTATTACATCCGTTAGCATCCATTACATAACAACAATACCCCCCTACAGATAAATTATTGATCGTCTGAAGCATATTACCATTACTCCACTGATATGTGTATGGTGCCGTTCCGTTAATAACATTTGCTGTCATTGATCCATCATTAATTGTAGAATCAATTGTTGTGATATATCCACCGAAGTTAAAACACGGATTGAATGTACCTGATGTTATGTTGAACGTAAGTGTTGTTGGGGTATTATTAACAACGAATGAAACTGTGTAAGTTCCAGGACAAAGACTATCAACATAGTATCCTCCTGATTGGATCACCGCGCCAAATCCATTCCAATTAATCACCGATAAGTTAACACTCGTATCTAATACTGCAGTACCATCACAGATGTTAGGACCACTAGTAGGTGAGGTATAAACCATTGTTTGGGACATTACCCCAAAAGAAATAACACTAATAAGTGTCAGTAATAATAATTTTAATTTTTTCATAAATTTGTTTTTTAGTTAACTATAAACAAATATAAATAATATATCAATAAAAAACCCTCCTTTTGGGAGGGTAACTAATTAAAACTTATATTTAACCGATAGTGAAACCGTTTGACCAAAAGTAATCTCTTGCCACCTATTATCTTCTGTGTCATATCTATGATTACCATTTAGGTCTTGGAAATATATAAGTTTTTGTGCTAATATATCTTTTAAGTTTAATTTTAATTCAACCTTTTTAAATGTTTTTGACAATTGGAAATCGATCACATTTCTTCCGTTTTCCCAAACGCTAGGTTCCTGTTGATTACCAACAATATAGATTCTAGGTCCGATAACATTATAGGATAATGTAACATTAAAATCTTCTTTTTTGTTCGTGTAAAATAACCCTGAATTAATGATGTATGGTGATTGTCCTTGTAGTGGTCTGTTACCACCAGCACCTATAACCTCATCCATATTTACCACTGACTTAATAATTGAAATATTACTATAGATTGTAAGTTGGTTCCATAATTTATGGTTTTCAACTTTAGATAAAAACCCTAATTTAAATCTGAATTCTAACTCACCACCAAAACTTTGTGATCTTTCAATGTTTGAGAAGTATAACTCAGGTGCTCCTGACGTTCCGGTCCTATTTATAGTTTCAATAGGGTTATTAAAGTTTTTGTAAAACCCTGACAAACTTATAATCTGACCACTACCAGGGTAAATCTCATATCTAATATCACAATTAGTTATCTTAGTTCTTTTTAAATATGGATTACCTGATGTGATATTATCCAATACGAAGTTATAGAAGTTAAATGGCGCTAATTCTCTAAACTCAGGTCTAGATACCGTTTGACTAATACTTCCTCTTAACTTCATTTTTTTATTGAAGTTATAAATTACATTAACAGAAGGTAATAAATCAATTACCGTTGTGTCAATGTTTCTATTTAAGTTACTCCCAAACTCAATGTAGTTAAAGTTTTGATTGTAAGATTCTAATCTAACTCCACCCGCAAATCTCCACTTGTTCAATTTGTAATCAACCATAGTGTAGAAAGAATTTAAGAATGAATTTGCATCATAACTATCATCAACTTTGGTTGCCTCATCTAATTTAAAACCACCCTGACCATTACTTAAAAGACCCATATTCTCAGTGGAGAATATTTGATCCATAGGTAATAAAAGTAAGTCACTATTAAAGGTACTACCGTTTGGTTTATATTGTGAAAACCCAAAATTTCTTGATTGAAAGTCTTTCATTCTAAATTGATTCCACCCACCGATCTTGACTGAATTAACATCTTTAAATGGAATTGTTAGATCATATCTTGCACTTATAATTTTTTCATCTGATTCAGACCAAAACATATTACCAGCAGCAGTTGGTATTGTACCGTTCTGTTGAATAACTGCAACATATTGTTCTGTTGGGTCATCCTCATTTAAAGAGTATTTTCTATACACTACTCTCCTTAGGTTCGGAATGTCTCTTTTAACATTACTATAACCAACACTCCAATTAAATTTATTTTCTTTTATCGTGTGAATCCCAAGTAATTGATTAGTTAAAAAGTTATTTTGAGTATACCAAAAATTCGTAGATTTCTCCCATTGTCTTGGATCACTATCTAACTCTCTAACACCCTTTCTAACATTAACCTTATCTTCAGAATTTACAGAATAAATATTCTTAAACTTGATGGTGTTGTTTTCATTAATCTTATAAACCAAATTTAACATACCACTATTTAAAACACTCTGAGTAAATACAGAATCATTTAGTTCCATTTTCTTAACCACACCCGTTGCTTGTTCCTCAAACTCTCTTCTAACAATATTATTATAGTTGAAGTTGTTTTGGTAGTTATACGTTAAAATGAAACTTAACGTTTGTTTCTTTTTAAATTTAATGTTTCTACTTAAGGTATATTGAATAGATGGGTTAGGTAACGCGAGCCTATCTTTAGTTGACCAAGTAAAGTCCATTAGTTTTGCAACCTCAGACCTTTCTTGTTTTGATAAGTTTTGGAAATCAATAGTTCCATTAATATTTGGTAACCCTCTAGATTCAACACTATATGTTTTAAAATCCCTAAATGTTGCAATTGTATTATGTGATCCACCAATCTGTATTGTATGAGTATTCTCATTTTTAGGTTCGGAAGTGTTAATATCAATTACGCCTCCAGCAAACTCACCAGGTAAATCAGGACTAGCAGTCTTCATCACCATTAGATTGTCAATCATATTTGATGGGAATATATCAAACGAAAAAGATCGCTTATCGGATTCCGAACTTGGTAAAGGTAGCCCGTTCAATAATGCGAAGTTGTATCTATCATTAAGACCCCTCACAACCACGAACTTATTATCCACAACACTTATCCCACTAACACGTTTAAAAACATCAGAGACCTTAGAGTCTGGTGTTCTCTTAAAGGTCTCTGCGTTAATACCGTCTACAGATGTAACACTATTTCTTTGTAGTTTTACAAGTTCTGTTGTTGATTCTTTATTAATTTTAAAGGTAACCGTAACCCCCTCAACATTTCTAATTGTGTCTTTTTTAAATGTCTCAGATGGTTGAGCTAATAATTGTATTGGTAGTACCAATAATAACGCCAATAAAAATTTCATTCCTATTATTTTTTAACTATAACTTTTTCCGTATGACCATCTGCATTGATAATATAAATACCATTTTCCAAATCCGATAAGTCCGTATTGTTTTGTTTTACAACTTTACCCAATGAATTGTAGATTACAAAATTTAAAGATTTTTTATCAGAATCAATACTGATTAAACCTTCTGTTGGGTTAGGGAATACTTTAAACGATGTTTTGATTGTTTCACTAATACTATTAGTTAAATCACCGAATTTATCATTTGTGAAGTCCGCACCTGTCGCAACAACCGATGTACTATCTAATCTACAATCAGGAGTTACCCCATTAGGGACAAAAATATTAACCCAATTAATTTGATTAATTGTTGTTAATGAATCGTTATTGTTATTTGAAAAATATGCGTTTAAAAACCCTGGTGTTGTAACCAAACAATTTGTTGGTATTTCACAAAGTACATTACTATTGAAAGATAGTGTATCTCCTAATACGTTATCCTCAACTGACGTTCCTTCTAACGATAAACCTTTTTCCCATCCAACAACAAGAGTGTTAAATACTGAAACCGCTGAGTTTCTTCTAATTCTAAATGCTTTCTCAAATTTTTCACCCATAGGTAAAACAACGTTACCATCACCTTTAGCCCCAACAAGTGTGAAGTTAGAAAAAATAGGTGCAGTTTGTGGTAAAGCCACACTACCTTGTGCGTCATTGTCAGATTCGAAACAATTTGAGTCACCTGCGGCGTCTGACAAATTTTCATTTCGAATTGATAACCCAAACTGAACATTACCTCTATAACCAAAGTCAGTATCAAAATCATCATCAGTTGTTGAATATGATATTAAATGTTTACAGTTAACCGTTCCTCCAAACCATTCAAATGAATCATCACCCGAATAACTAACCTGGATATAATCTACTTGTGTTCCTGATCCAACCGAACCAAAAGTAATACCATTAATTTCTTTATTAGGTGATAAAGGAATACCACCAAATTCAATTCTTACATATTTTAATGAACCTGAATTATCCATATCATTACTTCCACCAAATTCAGTATCAGGTGTTGGTACAATACCTTCAATATTTGCAACACCACCAGGTTGGTTATTAACTCCGTTACCTAAAATAACAACTCCACCCCAATCACCTTCAGATCGATTTCCAACTGAATTATTTGAAGTGAATACGATTGGTAATTGTTGTGTTCCTTCAGCAATCAATTTACATCCTCTCGTAACAATTAAAGTTCCTTGTGTTGAATAGTCACCTCTAATTATTGTTCCGGGTTGGATTGTAAGTGTTGATCCATTTTTTACATATATCTTATTCTGTAATAAGACCACACCAGATAAGGTTGTGTTTGTTGTGATATCAGAACTTATTGTTGTTTGTGTTGTTGGATAATTTGTATTCTCAGGATCAAAGTTAGACCACCCATAAGTCCAATCTGTCTGTGGTGTATTATCGGTTACAGGAAAAGCTCCCTTGTAGTCAGTAACAGTCCAAAACTGACTTTGTGCGTTTGTTAAGAAAACAAACATTAACATTACAATACTTGCGTAAATTTTTTTCATACTCTATTTTTATAATTTTATTACACCAATAGATACTTCAAATTACAAGTTAAATCAACGTATTGTATGTTATTTAGCGATTAACTAATACTCATAACATTCAGTTAGCACAAAAAAACCCCACCTGTTAAAGATGGGGTTTAAGTATTAATTTTATTTTTATTATTTACCACATATTGTGTTCACATCAGAATCTTTAAAAGTTTTACTTTGTGTTTTTTCCTCTAACGCTTTTTCAGTTTCTTCACCAAATTTACCATCAACACTTATACCTAAACATTTCTGTACCCTAACTATTTTTGGACCCATACAACCAATATGGTATTCACCATTACAATTAACATATTCACTTTTATTTAAGGTGTCGGTTTGGACAACTTTACATTTAGAATCCTTAGGGTTTTTTTCACAATATAATTTTAAATTTTCTGCACATTCCTCCACATTATTTTTACAATATTCCTCAGATTCAGTTTGAGCATATTTTTTAGTCATTTCCACTAATGGATTCGCAATGTACTCCCAACCATAATCAAAATCACCATCTAACGCATCCAATAACGATTCATTAAATGACTCTTTGTATTTTTTACTTACCGCACAAAAATCACCAGGACTTTTAAAAGATCTAAAGACATCGTAAATAGTTGCCTCATCCGTACCTAAACCTTCCATAGCATGAAATAATATACCTGAAGTCTTTTTAACCTCACCATCACTCATATATCTTTTCCACTTATCCTTATCTTTACTTGTTTTACAAATCCCAAAAAGATTTCTAATCATGGACATTTTATCATCTTTTGTTGCTGCCCAATAACCTAAAGATGCGAGACCAGCAACTCCAAGAATTGTCCATCCAACAGGACCTAAACCTAAAAATGTACCTGCAGCCGCTTCAGCTCCACCCACAGTCGCAGTTCCTACAACCGCAGCAGTTTCACCTCCAACAACCGCCGCAGTTTCTCCACCAACAAGTGATGACGCAGTTGTTACTCCTCCAGCAACATCAAGTGCTTTTTCCGCATTAACACCATTAAGTAATTTTGACCCTTTAGGTATTTTACCCTTAATATCTGTACCTTTAACAATATCACCTGAAGGTAATAACCACCTATATACTTTATCAACAATACCATCGGCTTCATTAATATTTTCATTTAAGGTTTTAGAACGATCATAACCCATAAGGTTTTTAATCCTACCTAATTCCTCAATTATAATTTTTTTATCTTCCATGAAATGTTTTAACTATAAATATGAGATAAAACAAAAAACCCCCACATTTCTGTGAGGGTTTAGTATAATTTGTTTCAAAGATTAAAAACCGCAAGATTAACGAATTTTAAGTTTTTAAGGGTAATGAATTATCAAAAGTTGAATATTGAGTTTGGGACCATTACATCATCAGAATCATTCACCTATCTAAAACAGATAATAACGTAGAAATCAGTTTAACTTTAATCTTATTCACAAATTATATTTCTGTGTTTGAATTGAACACATCCATTTCGTCTTGGATTTGCTCAATTCTATCTTCCAATTTTTTAATGAATTCATTTCTATCTACTAAAGAAATTTCAGATGTTAGAACCAATTCACTTTCCATTCGGTAACGATCTCTATTTGATTTACCTTCAGTACAATCTAACTTTTGAATTGCTTTGATTGTTGATTTCAATTCTGACATTTCAAAAATCTTTTCAAACATCGGAGCGTTTGCTCTGTGAAGTTTAGATTTCAATTCAACCAACTCGGTTGTTGTTTTTGTAATACCACCCAATAAAATTGTTGGTGAGTATGGTCTTGGGTTTCCAACCTCAACCGTATTATACTGTTGAAGTAATTTTGTGTTGTCAGCAATTGATTTGATCAATTTGTTTTTTAACTTAAGTGCTTGTTTAATGTTCATAATAAATGTTTGTGTATGAAAGTATAATTAATATTTTTAGTGATGTCAAGTTTTTTTACCAACTATCTACATCAGTTAGATCTAATTCAATGTCGGCTAATTCACTATAGACCGTAACTATTGTCCCAATACCATTACTTGAGAATCGGTATTCATATCCACCATAAGACCCATATATTGCTTTTATGTGTGATTGCCATTCCTCTAATTTTTTAACCTGATCTTCATCAATTGTAAATGTTTTGGTTTTACCTTTTTTTGGTGGAGGTGGTGGCATTTCACGATCTGTCACTTCACCGTTTATTCTCAAATACATTTTTTCAATATTTTTATTTAACTCATCCATATTATA